ATAGCCGAACAAAATATCTTTAAAGTCGTACAACTTCCTGTTGAGGTTTCCTGCACTTTCCAAGGCATTCTGCGGGACCAATACGATTTAAACGCTTCCGCCGCGATGGGTGACTATAACGTATCAGACGTTTATCACACAAAGGCAGACGGGGGCGAGACTCCGGGAGATCATGTAGACATATACAGAGCAGACAGAGAAATTAAAATTATTGCCGAGGCTGACGGAGCAAATCTTTTTCAATGGCATTTAGGGGCTAAAAATTATTTGACTTCTTTGGATGTTTCCGGCGGTGACGCCGGGGGCGGAAATGTGGAAGGTACAGTAAGTTTTCAAAATGATCATAGCGAAATCTTTCTGTTAAAGGATAGCACAATTCAAACCTTCTCGACAAATTCCATTTATTAAAAGAGACAAAATGGCTAGAAAAAAACACGCTGGAAGTAAGAAACAACCCATTCGTCCCAAGAGAAAACAACTTAAACCAAAAACAGAAAATCAAGAAGACTATATCGCCGCAATGTCCGAATGCGACGTTACATTCTGCTCAGGACCGGCTGGCTCAGGAAAGACGGCAGTTGCAGTTGGTTTGGCTTGCGAATATATATTAGAAAATAAAATAGAAAAAATTATTATCACAAGACCAGTTGTTGAAGCTGGTCGCGGACTTGGGCATTTACCCGGAACATTAACGGAAAAAGTATCTCCTTATCTTGTGCCTATTTTAGAAGAAATGAAACTATATCTTGGAATGGATACATTTAATTCTATGCGGGCAACAAACACTATTGAGCTTTGTCCACTAGAATATATGCGAGGAAGAAACTTTCATAACGCTTTTATGATTCTGGATGAAGCGCAAAATGCCACTTTTGAGCAGATTAAAATGTTTTTAACTCGGATCGGTCTTGGTTCCAAGGCTGTGGTCAATGGTGATTTGGATCAGACCGACTTGCGCGGCGAAGCGGGCGGTCTTTATGACTGCATGGACGCTTTGACAGATTTAGAGGGTGTTGCGATATGCAGACTGACAGACGACGACATTGTTAGAAATGGAATTATATCTAAAATTCTAGGTCGTTTAAGATAATTTGTGCGATACTTTGATTGTGTGTCGATAATATAGTACGACCACAAACAATTTCCTCGCTGGCAGGGGAGGTTACACTCTGCATCCCGCTTGTCGGGAGGTTAGGTGACACATCCCCGCCAGCGAGTTTTGATATTAAAAAATTGAAAAGGAAAAACATGCCAAACTATGACTTTGAGTGTGAGCCTTGTTGCTATCATACAGAAATATTCATGACGTTTAATGAATATGAAAATCTAAAAGAATGTCCTGTGTGCGGCCAAAAAACTCTGAAGCGTGTGATATTAGGCGCTCCAAACCTGCTTGTTAGAGGTAATCCAACAACTATTGGACAGCTTGCCGATGAAAATACTAGCAAAATGGGTCATTACGAAAGACAAGAAAAAGAAAACAAAGATCGCGGAAACACTCGCTTGACACCTGAACAAAAAGCAAAACGCGAACAGCATCAAAAAATTGTATCCATGACTCCCGAACAAAAAATTAAATGGATTGAAAAGGGTGACTAAATGGAAGATATGCCAAGAAAGCTTAAACCACATATTGCAGTTATAACGTTTAGAATTGACGTAAGGCCAATCAATAGCGATAACACTTTAGACTGGCATATATTAAGAAACGCAGATCTTAAAAAATACAACCTTTCTGAAAAAGGTCAGGTTATTATCAAGGGCGCGAACGAAGCAGAATGCGTCAAAAAAGTTCAAGAAATGATGGAGAAAATATAATGAACAATGAAGACTTATCTCATCTAAATTTGCCCAGCGCTGGGTCTGTAGCTGTGACGTTCTTCGGAAAAGGCGGAACCACTGCTGATGAAAAAGCAGCATTGGCAAAATCTGTAGACTGTAGTTACGATCATGAAAATATCTCAACCCAATATTTTATTATGTTTGGCAGAGGAGAAATTATTGACCCGTACCAAGCAGATTTTGGCTATACGCAAACAAAGCTTAGCAGAATGTACAAATACAAAAAGGTTTCATTAAAATGTTTCAATTCTTACATAAAGTATTTAGAAACCAAAAATAGAATTCACTTTACTACTGCCCGAAGATTATTAATGGAGAACTAAAATGAAAAAAGGTCCACTATCTAAAAAAGAAAAAACATTTATTCAAAAATGTTATTCGTCCACTTCTGTTGCAGAACTATCTTCTAAAATGAATCGTTCTGAAAATATGATTAGTAAGTATGTCGCTACATTAGCATCTAAGTCTTCTGAGAAAAAGGTTGTGGTTAGCGCGGAAGAACAGCCACAAGTTAAAGATATCAGTGATTTGTACGCCCGAAATCAAAAGTATGGAGCTACAATGATGACAGAAACTGCGTCAGTAGCGAGCGATGAAAACAAAAAAGCAAAAGTTAAAATGCCGCAAAGAACGCGGAATTGCATTCATAGGATTAAAGAATGATGAAAAACGGTGTGTGTCTTGAATTTGATTCCTACATGAAAGACATATGTCACAGGCAAACTGTTATGTCTTGGGAAATCAAATTAAGTAACGGAAAAAGTATTTGGGGTGATTACGAAAGACCTGACTACAAAAACTGTTGGGAACGGGTGAAATTTTTCTTCCGTAGTAATCCAGAAATCAAAGCCACAGAAATAAAGCTTTATATGTTTGGCGCTCCCACTCATACGTTTTTTTCTGAAGAAGAGGATGGGTTAGATGGTTTTTCAATATCTAGAGGCGCCGCTAAAGAACAGTTCATGGATGGAAGTTCTAAAGATTATCAGTTTTTAGTTGTGTCATTACTTAGAACTAATTCCGATAAGATTGATGTTAAAAAGTTTGTTTGGCCTTTTAACGAATTCGACAGTGGGCAATCAGTTAGAGAAATCACTAAAGATAATATAGAAGAAATGATATTTCAAAATGGTTCAGAAAAGTTCCAAAAAGTACAAAAGCATATCAACGGGACAGCCGTGTAACGGAGCGCAGTACATTGCTGAGTTAGTTTGCATTCGAAAGGCCGAAAGAGACAACAAGGGAAGTTTAGCTTACAAATTTTGGAATCGTGGTGAGGATTATAAAACGCAAATCCGTGCAGCGTCTAAGCTGATTAAGAAATATAGCGAAGAAGCTGTGTTAAAATATTTAAATAGCCCTAGAGGAAAAAATGTTTATTCTTTGGGGTTTTTGCATAAGTCTAAAAAGTTCGTACTGAATTTAGACTTCGTAAAAGAAGGTGTTGAGAAAGCTCAAAAAGAGCTTGATGAAGAAGCTAAAAAGCCCAAGAAAGTCGCGGAGAAACTTGAGGGCGAATTTAAATCTAGACAGTCAATGCCTAAACAAAAAAGTTTATTATCAAAATTAAGGAAATCAGATGGCAGCAGCTAAAACTCCAGAATATCTAAAGAAACAAATCAAGCAGTATGGAAATATTATCAAGACAGGCACGGATGTTTTACAAGAAAAAAGCAATTATGAAGTGATTCGCATCAGTCCCGCTATTGATGTCGCACTTGGCGGCGGTGTTAGAGAGGGTTGCTGGCTGACGCTAACTGGCGACCCTAAAAGCGGCAAGACAACAACTGCTATGCAAATCGCAGTAAATGTGCAAAAGATGGGCCGAGAGGTAATCTACATGGATGTCGAAGGTAGATTAAAGGATATGAACTTTCAGGTTGAAGGTTTTGATCTTGATAAAATTCATGTAATCGCACCAGAAGACAAGCCCATTCCTGCGGAAGACTTTTTAGATGTTGCATACAAAATGATGAGTCATCCAGATTATCAAGGAGCCGTATTGATTATTGATTCTGTTTCGTCTTTACTTCCCTCAAAAGAGCTTGATGGAGATTTTTCTCCAAAACGAGCAGGTCTTCCAAAAATTCTTTCTATCTTTACTAAAAAGATTGGTATGCTTTTGCCGCGCCAAAGAGGTTTGGTAATTGCTATCACTCATTACATTGCGAATACGGGCGGTTTTGGTAAGGCTAAACTTTCTGATGGTGGCAATAAAATTCAATATCAGGCTGACACAAGAATGGAGATTGCTGGCAGCGGAATGGACACCCCTGCTATCAAACCTTGGACAACTGCTGATGGCGAAAGAATCGGCCAGATTGTGAACTGGAAAATTATTTGCTCATCAATGGGCGCTCCGGGCGGTCAGGTTCAAAGCTATATCAGATATGGAAAAGGTATAGACAGCACTCAAGAGGTTTTGATTTTGGCTTGCGACCTTGGTTTAATTAGCAAGGGTGGAGCTTGGTTTACTTGCGACTTTGTTACTGAGTGCAAGGATTTAATTAAAGAAATAGACAAAGATGCTAATGTTGAGGACGACGAAGCGCTGATGAAAGCTTATAAATTTCAAGGCCAAGACAAGCTCTACGCTTTTCTAAAACAAAATCCTAAGTTAGTTGATTTTTTAGAGACTCAAATCAAAGCAATGCTATGAAAATAACCGGACTAGATGGTAGAGAGTACACTTGGAACCCTAAGTCTGGAGGCGGAAAAAGATCAAAACTTCACCAAAAGGCTAAAAAAGTACTTGAAAATTGTTATCCGTATGATACAATTCTGGAAGAAGTGACTCTAGCAGGAACGCAAACAGAAAGAAGTCGTTCTAAACTTAGGGGTGACTTCTATATACCGAACAGGAATTTGATTGTTGAAGTACATGGTAAACAACACTTCGAGTTTAACAAGTTTCATTTTAAAGATAAGTTATCATTTTACAAGGCGCAAGCACGCGACCGCGACAAAAAAGAATGGTGTAATGTTAACAGTATAACAATTATTGAATTTAACTACAACGAGACAGAAGATGACTGGCGAAGAAAGATTACAGGAATTTAAGCAAGCTATTGAAGACTGGAAAACTTCTAAGCATTTGAAAGAAGTAAAAGCTCCAGAAAAAGATAGCAGGATCAGTGAATTGCTGAACATGGACGCAGACAGAATGCGTGCGCTAACTTCTGCCGAATGTTTGATGTGCGCCTACGAGTTATATGCTTACGCAGAATATGTAGAAACTGTAAAAGTTAAAGAAAAAAACATTTTAGAGTGGGCAGATTCTTCGATTTGGTATATAATAGGTGGGGTACTTGATCAGTACGGTGGGCAGTACGCTAAATGGCAGCAGCGATATTATGCCGCCATCAAAGAAAATCCGCTGGCTGACGAAATACTTGTAATCAAAAAACATGCCGAAGCTAGAGTCAGAACATTAGAAGGATGTGCTAGTAGAATTTTAAGCATGGCAGACATACTAACCAACTTAGCTAGGAGAAAATAATGACCACAAAAGACAAGATTAAAAAATTACTCAAAAA